AAAATATGAATTTTAATTTTTTATTGCATAATCAAATCTGTTTTGATTATGAATATTGTATTGGATATGGATGGGTAATCTATTATATCATAGCAGGTATAATGATTTATATCATAGCAGGTATAATAATCTATATCATAGCAGGTATAATAATCTATATCATAGCAGGTATAATAATCTATACCAAGGGTACAGCACATAATGGTCCAACAGGTGCAAAACTCATGGTCAAACTATTACTTACATCCAACGAGGCAATAGTTTTAACTACAGTTTCAACCCAACCATATTGTTCAAAAGACCACCACAAACCTAACAGTGATCCTTCGAAATCTAAATCTATACCATCTAAATTATTGTCAACAGTGAAATTGTATAATGCAGTACCATAATCAACGGGATCTATATTTGAGGATGGACCCACATTGCCATATGCACCACCTGCACTCACCAAAACTTTCACATCTGGGTTAATAGCTCGCAACGCGGCAATATTGCTTTGTTGAAATGAGTCTGGGATTGACGCCCAATCAATTACCCAATCGCTATTGGATGTTGGAGTGCCTGGATAATTCCAAAAAGCTAAAATAAGATCGGTAAATCCAGCTGAAGCATACGATTCCAACACGTCAAGTGCGTTACTTCCATCTGGATCGGATCCTTGAGCAGTTCTCATCCCACTACCGTCAGCTAACCAAACAAAACCTGGACCTCCAGCACCGATATACATCACCTTATGTTTGGCAGTGACACCACTAAAAGTACCTGATACCAAAGTATCAGAAGGATATGTGGTGTTAAAGTATCCAGCACTCCAAAACATATACCCACCAGTAAGTATAGATGCACTTTGCGCTGTAGTAAACCAACTCGCTAACGTATTCAAATCTACGTAGGAGTCAGTTCCAGCTGCCATCGTGAGTAATTTTCCTACAACTATACTATCTTTGACTACTTGTGGCACATTATTGTTATATTTACTTTCGAAATATTGTTGAATGGCATTCACCGTTGAAGATTGAGTCATACCGTAAGGACCATTTATGAGATCAGAAAATAGATGTTCATAAGTTGAATAATAATTACCTTGATTGTAATATTGAATGTTAAGATAGAAATCTGGGAACAACGGAGTTCCACCTGGCGAGAAAAGAACTTCGACGATTAGTTTTAGATAAGGACCGATAATTTCTACACTTAAAGGGCATATAGGGCATATAGGACATTTTTTCTTGATGATTATTGGACGACAACATTTGCATTTGCAACATTTTTTGTGTTTTTTTCTACGATGATAGCTTTTACGTGAACAAAGTTCTTTTGACATTACCGTATTTACTTAAGTCAATAAATATTTCACATAATATGTTCATGAACATATTCTGTTATTTTTACATAAAGTCTTCTATTGGTCGAATCATCCTGGAGATAGTTGTTTTAGATATACTACTAATACGAGCGCATTTATCACACAAACCGTAGCCAATTAATATCTCACGCTTTAATGCTATCATGGTACTTACATATTCTATGTCTTTGCTTTCTAAATACCATGCATTACTTAATCCTATAGGTAAGTAATCTTTGTCTAATTGAACAAATCGATGCAAATAACGTCTACCGCGATGATTTTTAAAGTAGACTTGATGAATCACTACAAGATATCCATCTTCAAAGGGAACAGGTCCTGCGCTACCACGAAATTCCCCACTGCGAATAGGCATTCTAACTTCAGATATAGGTGTTGCCTGCCCCGTTTGTAAATCGATTTGGATTATGGTAAATGGGTCATGTCCATATACCCCAAACGCGTTGTCTCCCTCTACTTTATAAATCAGCCAATTTTTCTGGGTCAAATGATCGTTATATCCCATAATTGGAGTTAAAGATGTATAAACTGGGTTATCGCCATTCACATCTATAGTTCCGATGGATAGTCGCATTTGTCCTTTAGGATTGTTTTTCGTGTAATTAGTAATGAAGCGTAGAGTACCTGGCTTTTCATAGTGGAAAAGTCGGCAATCCTCAAATCCATCAATATGATGTGCCCGTAATTTCTTTAGGTCTAAATCATCTTTAGTGATAAGTTGAGGTTTTTGGAGGTATTGCCCCTTATGATCTACAACAGCCAAGAGATTTTTAGTCTTAAATTTACCCTTGGGATGAGGAGAGAAATACTGATTGTAGCCTACAGGATTAACATGCCAATTAACAATGCGTATATTCAGATAGAAGCTTGTATTATCTTTACGTACTAAACTTGGATTTAATGATTTGTATGCACTGATAGATTCAGGTATAACTTCCATATCGCTCACCACATAGTCTTGATTCCACAATGTCTTTAAGGGTTGAACATAAAATTCGTAGTTTTGATATGCTCTCTGAAGAATAGGAAGAGGAACGTTTCTGTTTAAAAGTACTCGATCTGTATATCTTCTACCCAGATCCATTTCCCCTGCATAATAAGCACACAATCCAGATTCAAAGTCAAGAACATAATCATGCCATTCCTCTACATATCCCAAACTCTTATCAATATTATTTCTATACAAACGCGCCCGTCTAAATGTTGCAAATGCTTCCTTAAACCGCTTTTGATTCAATAAATATTGTGCTAATTTATAATAAGATTCTAGAAGTTTAGGATATGTTTCCACTAAAATTTCTAATGTTTTTTCGTCTTCAGAAAATATTTGTTGAACGAAATCTGATTTAGGTGTATTAGAACTAGCCATAATCACCATACCGTTTTGATCATGTTTACTACGTTTTGTTGTAACATGCAATTTTCCAAAACATACTATAGTTTCACCATTATCGGTTAACGATTCAATAATCTCACCTGGATACAACTTAAAAGCATTTTCGTTTTCTACGAAAGAACAGTATTTAATTTTGTGCTTTTTTAACGATTCTAATGTCTTACATAACTCATTTGTACTAACATCTGGACTTGATGTTATTATACATACTTGCATTTTATGAAAGTTATGTTAATTTATATGGTTTTGCTGGTGTATTCATTATCTTATATTCAATTTAATATAAACTTCTTTATTTGCTTTCAAAATTTATCCAGTGTTTATATAACAATCTCAATCCATCTTTTGATTCTTTCGTATACTTATAAAAATCCGAAATAACTATTGCTCTTTCAAAAGCTAATTCATATTTCCAATCTTTTGATTCATTTCCTTCTAAAGGTGATAACAAATTACTACCTCCTATAAGATAATGTCTAATTATAAATTCTAAAAACGTTATATTTTCCTTACAATTTAACATCATATCCCGGGTTAATAATCCAGTTTGGGTTCGACCTTTACCTCCTCTACAATGATGTATTACATATACTTCAGGAGATAAAGAATCAAAATATACACGCATAGAATCTGCATCTTCCTCTTCCATTGCACTATGATCCGTTATTGGTATTCTCACATATCCTAATCCTAAATTTTTAGCTAATTTCTGTTCACTATAAGCATTTTTAATCTCAAAACTTTCTAGATCTACATTCTTGATCAAGCCGTGAGCTTTGTCTTTAACTAAAGATAGTGTAATTATGTCGTGGCTTTGTATTCTATGTATAACTTTATTTTCTACAAATTCAACCATTAAATTACTTTGACCTTTATTAAAAAAATCTCCAGGAGAATATAGACTAATAGGTAAATAATCTATATCTTCTTTGACTACTAAACCATATTTTCCATTTTTAGTAGCTTTATAAGCTTCGATATGTAAATGTGGCTCTTCTCTATGATCTACAATAGTTATTGGGGTGGTTATTATACCTTTTTCTCTCATATTTTGTATTTTATTAAGAGCTATATTGTAATCCAAATCTTCTAATTTTTGCAATTCAACAGCTTTAATGTGATTTTCGTGTGAGTGAATGTATTGTATAATGTTTTTAAGTTGTGATTTATTGAATTGCCCACAACCTATAGCTTTGCATTTTTTAAGTCCTTTAAGTGAAGGTAAAAGAGATTCTCTTGATATAGAAATTTTTCTTTCTTCAGATAGATCTTTCCAACTTATTGTAGATTCTTTTTCAGAAATTAGACCAGATTTATATAAAAATTCTTTCTTTTCTTCATACAATAAATGGATTGCTGGAACGCCTCGTTTTTGTTCAGACGATAAATCTGAAAAATGCAGATTTAAAATACCAGGATCTACAATAAATAATTTCTCAGAAACTAATTTTTCTACTAATTTAGGATTATATTCATTCCATGTAAAACGTAGACTTTTAGGATCTGGTGGATGATCAATTGAAATAATATCTATCGATGGCAATGCAGATAATAAATTTTTAAGTTTGAAATTTCTCGACGTTCTTATTTAATAAAAAATATTTAATTTAAATATTGAACAATCTTAGATATATGTTAACAGTATTTTTGACAAGTATATTGCCATAACACAAATTTTTGAAATTATACACAAAATTAATCGTAAAATTTACATTCGTATTTTACAATAAATGAAACGTATCGCAACACTCGGTCAAAATGGTTCCTTTGTAAGTGTAAAAACCAATACCCCAAAAGTGGGAAGCTATGCTCAAACATCGTCTCAAAACTCAAGACCATGGTCAAACACATCATCTAAAAAGACTATTTCAAGAAAAACCTCAAGAAGAAGGAAAAAGAAGGTTTTACATCCTATTTTTGAAGAATGTGCAAAGATTGCTACAGATCTATTTTGGAGAGATAAGTTCGAAAAAGCAAGTTTTGGTAAACTTCCTCGCGGCTTTACCGTTAACAAAGATTCTCTTATCTATAAACGGGGAACAAAGAACGATTGGGTCGTTATACCCAGCACTCCTCATGAAGCATATTCGGTATGTGTATTTTTCTTTCAATCTTCAGCTAAGATCTATTCCGATCTAGATCGGAAACGCATTGATGAAGAGGAAAAGCTCATGCAACTTCAAGAACAACTCAAAGAACGTACGTGGGCTAAAACACTTAAGCGTCAAAAAGAAGTGTTAGTAGAATTGTATATTCAGGAACTTAGGGAACAATATCAACTTTCAGTTGATGCTACTAAAAGATTAGAAGATCTTATTACTATTGGGATTTTATATAACCATTTCAACAAGGATAATATTATTCTAGAAGAAGGCATGATTGCCAATATTGAAGGTTTAGTATTCGATCCATCTTCAAAACAATTTACTACAGAAGAGCCTTTGAAACCTAAAACTAGTAAATCGTCTTCTAAAGCCAAGAAAATAGAACCGTCTCCCCTCCCACGACATATCTCTTTTAACAAAGAAAAAGCCGTAGATTTTTGCGATGAATGGGGTAGATTATTAGATCAATCCATCAAAGTTGCTGCTAAAGACACCAAACAAGATACTATAGAGGAAATTCGGGTAGCCCGCGTCACATCACCTGTTTTTGAGAAAATTGACGCTTCTACAGGTGAATATACGGAAAGCACCTTTACACCGACTATGGAAACCATATCTACCACAGATTAAACAAAGATTAACTAAATAAACCCAGAAAAGAATTGTTAAGGAAGCAATACCCACCTTGCCCTTGGGATCAAGCAGCATGTAGTTGGGCTGCTCAACAAGGACATCTGGAGGCGTTGAAATGGTTAAGGGATAACGGTTGTCCGGAGTAAACATTATTATCTCTACAAGATTCTTTCTGCTAAAAGCTTAAATATTTACATATATAAATATTTATGGGTAAAACCGCTCTTATTATTGGCTTTTATTATCAACATACATCATACTATGAACATTATCGTACCCTATCGGGAGCATTGATTGATATATACCAAGCTTATACATATTGTAAGGCTTTAGACTATGATGTGAATATCATAGGCGATTTTCTTAATGAACCTACACCAAAAAATGTGAATAAGGCTATTTTGAACGGTTATGTAGATGTAGATATCTTGGATTTTTGTAGAGATTATGAATCTATAATTACGAATGTGACGACCAAATATCAGTTTAAACAAGCACTCAAACATCATTTACAAAATTGTGGCGATACACTCTTTGTGTATTTTTCAGGACACGGTTCGCCGTGTGGTGAGAATTTAATATTACCAAGTACTTTTACAATGAAATGGCAAAGTTTTTATAAACAGGTTTTAACCGCGTCGTCAGCTATGGAAATACATTTTGTACTTGATTGTTGTTATGCACCCAAATTTAATCTTCCTTATATATGGCGTAAAAATAGATTTAGATTGCAGAATCTATATGCTTCATCTCCTGAGCAAAGTATCTATCTATTTTGTTCTTCGAAAAATGATGAAACCGCATCTTCTTCAGATAACGGGTCTTTATTTACTCGATTTTTCTTTGAATATCTCTTGTCCATTCTTAATAAAGAAGATTTATCGTCTGGTCTGGGATTTTTGAAGCAACATATAGACACATATGTTCACAAAACTCGTAAGAAACGCGAACAGCATATGTGCATGTATAGTTCTCATGCTGCATTACCTGTTCTAAACAACTAAAGTATGATAAACATTGATTTTTAATGGATATTGTGATTCAGATAACATACGATGTCAGATTTTTATCATATATTAAAGCAATGCAATGCTTATTTGTATGTATAAGTTATACACACAAATTTTTTAATAACACCGTTGGCAATCAGTGTATCATAATCTGATTTATCTTTTTCCGTGGGTGATGAAAATGGAGTGGCAAAATGCAGTATTGACCTACGGGGTTTTCACTCCTCCCTCTCTATCTTTTGCAATGCGTTTACTGCAACAAATAAAACTTATTAAAGCTTCCTTTGTGAGTAAACTTAAAGAACTAACCGCGAAAGATGAAATTGTGGAAGAGAATGGTACAGAATCCGTAGAGAATGAGGAAGAAATGAATCCCGTATATACAAATGAAGCAAAAGAAATACAAATTTATAGGATCATGAAACACTTGAATCGTGAAGATGAATTTATTGATGTGTTGGGTATCGTTCCCTCTCCAAGTATAAAAGTATCAGAAGTAGATATTTTACCGCGAGAATTAGTACCCTTAAGTAGAAGAACACTATCCCCACGATTTACATTACCTCCTCCTATTACTTCACGGAATAACATGATACCTTGGTATAGACCATACAATAGTCTTGCAGAGACTCGAAATAGATTGAAATCTAGAGGACATGTGCGTGGTCCAAGACGATTCGCCTCAGTAATAGAAACATTGAAGCGGTTCGTAAATTAAAATATAACTTATTTATCGTAAATAAGTTATCGTAGATTATTTATAATTGAGGAGTAACCGCGTCCAATATAGTTCCGGCACCTTCTGCTGCTGCAAAGAATTTGAATTTGAATGTAAGATAAACTACTACCCAACTAATCAATAATATAATTCCTGCAACGCCAATCAATATGGCTCCAATAATAAGCGTTTCTTTGTGAGTTTCTAAACTTCCTGAATCACATGGGTCTTTCGGGTCAAAAAATACTTTTACCTTTTTACCTTTAGTGAATTTGCTTTCATCTTGAACGGTAAATTTTTGCTTACACATCTTGCTAGACTGACCGCTAGTGTAGTCTACAGTAATTTTACACGTCTTTTTATCATTTTTGCTCTTGCAATCTGAATCTGTAATAGTTCCTGTAGTGTTTTTGGACCGCCTAAATCCCTCAACAATGAAATATACTCCAATGCCACCAATAAATAAAGCTATCAGCGTTGCAAATATTGCGCTAATAATCGCTGAGAACTTACCAAAATCTGCAGCTCCCGAATATACAGCTCCCATTGTAGTTTAGTTTATTTTAATTTGTTGGTAAAATATTCTTGACATTATACTCTTAAAATATATAGTTCTCCACTTTCAATCCATTTCCTTTTCCGAATAGATTGATCACCATATTCACCTAGATTCAAACCATCCTCATCTCGATCATCAAATACTGGCGGTGCATATAAACTGAATATAGTTTCTCCATGTATAAGTAGTTCTATAGGAGAATATATACCTTCTAAAACTTCTTTTTGTACCATTTCCTCTGTATTTCCGCTTAATCTATATCGTTCACCTTCAATTATCAAGAAAAATATAGCTTGCGGCATGATTATATTATGATGCTGTTATAATTACTTATTTCACTATATATTGAAATAAGTATGATGGAAATTCACTTTTTTTATTTAGGCATGTTTTTCGATATAATGCTCAAGCTTACTTTGACTCCCGCCCTCTAGCCTATCTATAACTTTGACACCCTTGATGAAAATAAATGTGGGCATAGCACTTACCTTGAATTGCGTAGTCAATTCATCTATTTCTTCCACGTTTGCTTTTAGTAGAATACAATCCGGATATTTTCTGGCTAATTCTTCAAAGTATGGAGCTATACTCTTGCATGGTCCACACCAAGATGCATAACAATCCAGTACAACCAGTTGATTTTTTGGTAAAGCTACCAACATATTTTCGAATTCACTCCAATTTTGAATTTCCTGTACCATTTTATCACCGCATACAAAATTTTATATCATTTGTATAAACTTATTCATATAAAATTACTTGACGTTGAGGTTTTTTACTTTTAGTTGCTCCTAATGTTGTAGGAATCATAGTAAACCATAATACTAGAAGTAATAATGCTATACCAATCAGCGCTGTTAACCAATCTCTTAGTCCTACAATAATTAATAATACAAAAGCTACCACAATTAATCTGGAAACAATATTTAAACGTTTTTCGTCAGCAAATTCTGTGTCTTGGAAACAATCCCATCTTCCAATAAATGTTGAAGCGTTAGTAAACCAATCCTGAAAACGGTGAATGTCTAAAGTAAAATGTTGCGATCGAATGGAAGGACCAAATGTAAAATTTTCCTTTTTCTCAATTCTATAAATTTGATTACCATCCAACCATCTCTTGAGTACATCCGAAGATTTTGGGTTTGTTTGGTGCTGCGAATCATTCAAATCCAAATCCATAACATATATATTATTTATATATGTCAGGCTTTTCATAATTACAAAAATATACATATTTTCTCAGTACTATAAAGAAAGTGTAAATACTTGATCTCCTACCCACCAAAATCTACAGTAATAATCATTTTTCACAGTATTTACAACATTCATCACATCATCTGGTCCAAATTCTGTAAGATCTATGGTTTCTGTGGATCTAGTATATAATTCTAAGAAACTTCGTTTGCATTTTTTACGGAATGCAAAGATTTGCTTAAGAATAGTTTTGTTGCCTTTAATAGTCACGCGATGTAATTCTCCAATATCTGGATGAAGCATTTTCAAGCCATTTAACCTATCTTGAGATAGAATACTAAATACCATGGTTGCAAAAGCGATAGCACCTGTACGGAAAATGCCTGGATAGAAATCTACACTCGTAGTGATCTTTTGATCTTCGATATCATAAGTGTTGACGTAGGTGATATGTAATCCATTTTCGTCCTCCAATTCTCTTAAGCAGTCTTTCATTGGAGTTAATGGGGAAGCAAAGAATATACCACCATCAGCAAACAAATCTTCATCAATCTGTTTTGGAGGTACTAAAGTAGGAATAGAAGCGGAAGCCACAGTGACCTTTTCGAGTTTACTAACATCTCCATCCAAAAATTGAAGAGACTTACATAATGGCGTTTGTCCCATCTTCAGACGAGATTCAAAGCATTTACTATCAATACAACTGTTTTCTCTGCTCAAATTACAGAAAAGTTGAGCACGTTCTTGGCTTTGATTGGTCACACCAATCCATACTTCTTTTTGTGTAAGTGCATCTTTAGAGAAATAGGTTTGGAACAGCGCTTCAGATTCGTGACCTCTATTATACACAGAGCCGCGGAAAACCCCTAAACTCCACGAAGGAAGGAAAGATAAAGGTTTAGGCCACCAGTTTTTCAAGAATAACGAGGGTTTGAGTTTCCTTATCATTCGATGAATACCTTCAACAGACCAATCTGCCCCAAGACCTAATACAGAACATACAGCCCCTCCCGAAGTTCCTAATATCAGTTTAGGATCATATCCTATCTCAATAAGTTGTAATAACATTCCCAACTGTGCAGGAAAGAAATTTCCAGAAACGGGAAGTACAAGAATGTGCATTTTTCACAACAAGGAAAATAATTGTTTGCTTCAATAGGTTCTATTTTCTGGAGGAAAATAGAACAAGTAGAATATATTAGATAGAAGGAACATCGGGGATACCAGGAAGAATCGGAATAGCAGATTTTTGAGAAATTAACGGGGCTTCGAATGTTGGAATGGACGAACCATCTGTTTTTAACGAGGATTCATCAAGCGCCTTGGCTTTTTTGACGTCGCATATCAATGTTTCTAGCACTCTTTCTTCTTTATCTTTATCATCTATTGTTACCAAAGTAAATTTGCGTGCATATATCTTTTCTTCTTCTGTAAGACTTCTAAGTTCCCCGGTTTCCAGTTCTTTGGCGATAGCACATACAACATTATCATCGTCTATAAGAATAAAATTAGATTCTGGATGCCTAAAGTGCCCAACAATTCCATAATAAGATTCTACAGTTAGTGCCATATCCTCCTCAGCCTCTTCTTTCTTAGAAACTAATCCAGTTTCTTGATCGGTACTTTTTGAGCTAGTCTTAGTTGATGGGTTACTCTTCCTGGATCGTTTACCTTTACAATATTTACAGTAATTTAACCCAGGAGCGCAGGGTTTCCCGCAAAATTTGTCCTTCTTTTTCCCACGTTGGAATTGATAGACACATCTTACGCCTTCTTCAGGCTTTTCAGATAAACCATCATCACCCACAGTCCTTCGTCTCGAACCACTCTTAATGACTGGAGGAATAAAACTAGGAGAACCTTCTTGAACGGGAAGATCAAGCGCTTTGAGCAATTCCTCTACACTAACCTCAATATCTTTTTCTTGGCTTAAATAGTGCGAAATTTGTGGTAATATACTCCCATTCAATAGAGAATATACATAATTCTTGAGAGAATCCTCGAAATTTTCAATCGTTGAAGTCATAGTTTTCTCACAAAGTTAATCTGTTTTATGTCTCTTCGTTTCTTCTTAAAATTCACTTTAAAAAGAAACACCTTTATTCTCGAATCAGTTTTAAAAAGAAATTTTTGTATGGTATGTTCACGTGATCTCAAAAATTGTCGGTTGTACAGGCGTTTTTTCCACTATACTAGTCATTATCTTCGGGTGTTTACCTGAATGGTATCGATCTCTAGTTGGTTTTACTTGTCGTACCTTCTATGAGACCATGAAGATTCTTCGTCAGAAGAATCTTAATTGTACTGATATCGCATCAGATGGTTGTTACATAAACGTAGTAAAGAAGTTATTTCCTGGTGCCAGAGATCACGATCACGGTTATGTTATCGAATAAATAACATCACTATCATTTTTAGACAAACTTATTTCCATACATTTTATAAATTTTATAAAATGCAAGTTAGTAGGGAAGAACTATTGCGTGGACAATATTTAGACGTTCTTACCGTGTGTAAAAATAATCCTACTGCTGATATATGCACAAATGAAGGTTTCTGGGAAGAAAAATTTAGGCGTGATTTACCAACTTTAGAGGTCGCGTTACAAGAGGGGGAGACATGGTTGGGAAATATGACGAATTTTTTGATTATGCCCTTGAAGCGATGAAAAAGGCTGTAAAATTCGGGGATAACAAAGCCATCCAAAACCTTTTAGATTTCGGTGTACCATTGCCTTCAACTGGTGGAGTGAAGTATAAGCGAATAGAACCTTGGTCTCCGATCTTTGATGGATATGCTTCATTAGCCAAAGAGGCTGTCTCTATAATGCAAAACTCAGATCACTTCAAGAAAAAAGAATATGAGGGAAAAGAAGAATTTTATCGAAAGTATTTTGCACATTATAAGGGATGAGCGGACATGTAGGGGGGCTGCTGAAAGAGGACATCTGGAGGTGTTAAAATGGTTAAGGAGTCAAGATCCACCTTGCCCTTGGGATTATTTGACATGTCATAAGGCTGCTGAAAGAGGACATCTGGAGGTTTTAAAATGGTTAAGGAGTCAAGATCCACCTTGTCCTTGGGATTATTTGACGCGTAGTTGGGCTGCTAGAGAAGGATATTTGGAGATGTTCTGAAAATATCATACAAAAAATATTCTCAGGAGCCATGATGATATATCTATTAAACTTACAAACTTACAATCTTACAATCTTAAAATCTTAAAATATAAACCCGGCCCGAATATTAGAAATAACAAAGTTGAAAGATTGATTTTTTTGTATAAATTTTTAGAATAATACACTATCGTTTCCAAAGTAATGGCGTCTATTCAGGAAATTCCGGTCGAAATATTAGCAATGGTCTTTGAGTATCAACCCAATTGGGTTTTGCCTATATT